GTTAGTGTCCGATTCGGACACGGCGCCGGGCTCCGTGGCTACGTAGCGCGACGCCTGGGCGCGGACGTAGGCGCGGGCAGGCGCTCGGAGGCGCCGGGGCGTGGGATACCACCCCCTACCCCCTCCGGGGGGGGGGCTCCGGACCCCCTCCCCCCTCGGAAAGTCTCAAACCCCACCGGACATGACCGCGGCCGGCCTCGATTGCGAGAAAAAATCGCAAATTTGGGCGGGGGGGAAGCGGAAAACGGGGAAAAGCGCTGCGGTTTTGCAGCGGCGGAGGGCGGCTATCGGGCGAAGCCTGGCGCCGGGCGGCGCGGATCGCGGCGGCGGCCGCAGAATTTGAGGCCGGTCACGGCCGGAAAGAGCGTGAGCGCATGGAGCTGAAGATCGAGCAGCTGCCGGTTTCGGCGCTGAAGCCCTATGAGCGAAATACCCGGAAGCACACGGCAAAGGACGTGGGCAAGATCGCCGAGAGCATCAAGCTCTACGGCTTCAACGACCCCATTGGGATATGGGGCCCGGAGTGCCTGGTGGTGGAAGGCCACGGGCGCCTCCAGGCGGCGCAGCTGCTGGGCCTGGAGACAGTGCCGGTGGTCCGCCTGGATCATCTGAGCGAAGATCAGCGCCGGGAATACGCCATCGCCCACAACCGGATCGCGGAACTTTCCAGCTGGGATCGGGACCTTCTGAAGATTGAACTCCAGGGCTTGGATCTCTCCACCTTCGGCCTGGGCGTGGATCCCCAGGACGGCTTCCAGGCGTCGGAGGACGTCCACAACCTGAAGCCCCCGAAAAAGCCCAGGGCGGAATATGGAAGTAAATGGAAATTGGGGGGGGGGTACGCTTCTGGTCGGCGATTGTACGGACCCGGAAGCGGTGGCCCGCCTAGTGGGGGAAGCCAGGATCGACCTGCTGCTGACGGACCCGCCCTATGGCGTCGATTATTCCGGCGCAGCCGGGGAGGTTCCCGGGGACGATCTTAGAGAGCCGGAGTTCCTGGAGCTGCTGACAAGCTCTTTCCGGAATGCCTGCAGCTGTATGCGTCCCGGCGCATGCTTCTATATCTTCTTCGGCGGCGTCAATGCTTTTGCTTTCACCTCCGCTTTGCGGCAGGCGGGGCTTGACCTCCACCAGGTACTGGTCTGGGTCAAAAACCAGGCCGTCTTGGGGAGAAACGATTATCAAAACGGCTATGAGCCCTGTCTGGGCGGGGAGCTGCCCACCGATGGCGAGTATGACCCCCTTCTTTACGGCTGGAAGCCGGGGGCGGCGCACACATTCCGGTATGACCGGAAGCAGAGCAGCGTGCTTCGATTTGATAAGCCGACGAAAAGCAGCCTGCACCCGACCATGAAGCCGGTACCGCTTTTCGATTACCTTATGAAGGCCGGCTCTTATCCCGGGGACAACATCCTGGATCCTTTTGCCGGGAGCGGCACGGCTCTGATCGCCGGCCATCAAAACGGGCGCAACGTCTACGCCATGGAGAAGGATCCACGGTATGCGGACGTGATTATTTCCCGCTGGGAGGCTTTTACGGGCCAAAAGGCGGAGCAGATTGAGTAACGGAGGGCGCATGAAAAAAGCGAGCGAGATCCCCGGCACGATCCATGTGGTTTGTCGGGACTGCGGGGCGGCCTTTACCATCGAGCCCCGGGAGCTGCAGTGGCTGCGGGAGCGGAAGCTGGAGCCCTTCAGCCGGTGCCGGGAGTGCCGCCGGAAACGGCGGGAGGCCCAGGCGCGGCAGGCCGCAGCTGCGCCGCCCGGTGAACGGAAGCGGCCCTGGTAATGGGAAATCCCAAGACGGTCAAGGGCTGGACGAAGAAGATCCGCGACGCCTGCATTGCCGCCGGGACCTATCAGCCCTATTTCGACGCGCCGATCCAGGCCCTGGCGGAGATCCTGGTGCAGCGGGACGCCGCGGAGAGGCAGTACAAAGACAGCGGCTCGCAGCCAGTGGTGGCCTACACCAATAAGGGCGGGGCCTCCAATCCTACCCGGAACCCCATGCTTGTGCTCTGGATGGACCTCTCCAGCGCCGCCCTGAGCTACTACAAGGAGCTGGGCCTGACGCCCGGCGGCCGGACGAAGCTGGGGCTGCCGCCGGATCCCTCCGCCGCCACGGGGCCGAAGGACCCCCTTTTCGGTGACTGATATGAGAGCGAGCTCCGGGCTTCACCATCCGGTGAGTATTTATGCAAAACAGGTCACCCAGGGCAAGCTGCGCAGCGTGTGCTGCCGCTGGGAGATCCTGGCCTGTCAGCGGCACCTGGACGACCTCAAAAGGCAGGGGACGGACGACTTCCCCTGGGTGTTCGATGAAACCCGGGCCGACCGCGTCCTGGCGTTCTTCCGGAAATGCATCCAGATCCGCGGCCCCATGGCGGGGCAGCCCATCGAGCCGGAGCCCTGGCAGATCTTCGACCAGGGATGTCTTTACGGCTGGGTCCACCGGGAGACTGGGGTGAGGCGCTTCACCCAGGCCTACAACAAGCGGGCCAGGGGAAACGTCAAAAGCACCGAGAACAGCGCGAAATGCCTCTACCACATGACGGCAGACGCCCTCTATCCGCCCTATCAGCCGGAAAAGGCCGTCTATGAGCAGGAGCCGGAAGTCTACTGCGCCGCCGTGGACAAGGACCAGGCAGGGCGCGTTTGGGGCGACGCGGCGAAGATCGCGGAGGCCTCCCCGGAGATCGCCCGCCGGCTCTGGATCCGCCGGACCTACGTGGAGCATCGGACCCGGGGCGGCCAGATGACCAAACTCAGCAAGGAGACCGGGAACAAGGACGGCGCGGCCCCCAGCTACTTTTGCCTGGACGAATATCACGCCCATAAGGTGGCCACGATCCACGACCTGGGCCTGAACAGCCTTGGCAAGCGGACGCAGCCCCTGCTGGACATCATCACCACCGCCGGCGACGACGCGGCCAACAAGCCCTGCTACAAGGAGGAGCTGCTGTGCCGCCAGATCCTGCAGGGGGATCTTCGGTCGGACCGATATTTCGTGATGATCCGGGAGCTGGAGCCCACGGACGACCCCCAGGACCAGGAAGCCTGGCTCCGGGCGAATCCGGTGCTGCGGTACCCGGGGGTTTACGGAGACATCCTCCGGGAGCAGATCCGCACCGAATGCGAGCTGGCCTACGGAAGCGGGGACGCGGACAAGATCCGGATGTTCCTCACCCGGCGCTGCTGCCTCTGGCAGGCGGACGCCTCCAACACCAACAAATACCTCACCACGGAGCAGCTGGAGGCCCTGCGGGGCCTCTGCGTCAGCCGGGAGGAGTTTGCGAAGCTGACGGACGGGCGGGAATGCTGGTGCGGCTACGACCTGGGCAAGCGCATCGACCTCAGCGGGACAGGGGCCTGCTGGAATCTCCCGGACGGGCGGATCGCCGTGAAGGTCCACGGCTTTCTTCCGGAAAACGCCGCGGCCAAGCATGAGCGCACGGACCGGATCCCCTATATCGCCTGGGCACCCGACGGCTACTGCACCCTCACCCCCGGCGACGTGACGGACAACAGCTATGTGGACAACTGGATCTGCGAGGGGGAACGGAACCACGGCTGGCGGATCAAGGAAATCGACTACGACGGCCACAACGCCACGGACCTCGCCTTGAAGATCCGGGAGACCCGGGGGGAGGACAGCGTGGTGGAGATCCCTCAGACCTGCGCTGGGCTTAACCAGGCGACCAAGCGCTTCCGGGAGCTGATCCTCCAGGGAAAGCTGGTGGCGGAATACAGCCCCCTGCTGCTCTGGTGCTGCGGGAACGCGGTGGAGGTCGTCAACAACTTCGGCGACATTAAGCTATCGAAAAGGCACAAGGACGACAGCCAGCGCATCGACCCCCTGGCGGCGCTGCTGAACGCCCTGGCCCGGATGCTGGTGGCCATCGATGAGCCGGACCTGAATGAGGCCATCCGCCGGCGGGGATATGCGGTGATGATGTGAGGGCGCTGCGGCGGGTCCCCTCATCCCGCCCCCTCGGGGGCACCTTCCCCCAGGGGAGGCAAAAGGAGAATATGAAGAAGATCATTAAGTTTTTGCGGGGCGTTTTGAACGACCTGTGCTTCCTGGGCGGAGGCGCGCTGGTGAGCTGGGGCGCCTGGGAGATCTACCGGCCCGCCGGGATCATCGCCGCCGGCGCGGTCCTGGTGGCCTTTGCCCTGCTGATCGACGACGGCGGCAGCTGATATGGGGACGGTTGGCGCATGAGCCATTGTTTCCTCCTTCCTGATCGGTAGGCGGCGGAGGGCAGCCGGATCGCCGCCGGGCGTGGATCGCCCAGGGACCCCTCTCCCAAAGGCTGCCGGGCTCCCTCTGTGTCCGAATCGGACACAGAGGAGCCCTCCAACTCCATATGCAAGTGCCTGTGCCTTAGTGCCTGAGCCTCGACCGGGAGCTTATGCTCCCTGCCGGGGCTCTATATCTTTTTTCGAGGTGATTCTATGCTTCTGAAGCGCGGCATCCACGCCAACCGGGACCCCTCCACCATTTACACCACGCTGAAGGACGCGGAGGAGTTCTTCCGGGACCTGACCGAGGAGAGCCCCATCAACCCCACCACCTCCATGCGCCTGGCCGCCGTGGCCGCCGCCCACCGCATCTTCTGCAACAGCATCGCGGTGCTGCCCTGGCAGGTGCGGCAGCGGGTGGGGGACGAACGGCTGGAGCCGGACCACGAGATCGCCCGGATCCTCAAGACCCGGTACAACTCCCAAATGGGACAGTTTACGGCGGAGCGGGCCATCGTCAGCCAGGCATTCTGGCATGGCACGGGCTTCGGCGCCATCCGCCGGGACCGGGCAGGCCGGGTGCAGGAAATCTTCCCCCTGCCCAGCGCGGGCTACACCCGGCAGGTGAACCCCGACGACGGCGCGGTCTGGTATTTCTTCAGCGTGGATCCCGATACGCCGGGGGGCGAGCGCCTGACTAGGGCTTTCAGCGAAAGCGAGCTGCTGATCTTCCGCTTTGAGAGCTTCAACGGCTATCAGGGGCTGGGGATGCTGGACATGGCCCGGGAGAGCATGGGCACCGACGCCGCCGCGCAGAAGTATAACCGCAAATTCTTCACCAACGGCAGCCGGCTTTCCGGCGTGGTGAAGGTGGCCACCAGCCTGGACGAAGACGTCAGGGAGGTGGTGCGGGGCGACTTCGAGCGGATGAGCCGGGGCCTGGACAACGCTTTCCGGGTGGCGGTGCTGGACCGGGGCATGGAGTACACCCCCCTGGGCATCAGCCAGAAGGACAGCCAGCTCCTGGAGGCCCGGGCCTTCAGCGTGGATGAGATCTCCCGATTTACGGGGATCCCCGCCTATATGCTCCAGGCCGGGAAGCAAAGCTACCAAAGCAACGAGCAGCAGCAGCTGGATTTCGTCACCAATACCCTGACGCCCCCGGTGACGCAGATTGAGCAGGAGTGGACCTGGAAGCTGCTCAGCGACGAAGACCGGGAGGCGGGCATTTACCTCCACAAGAACCTGAACGCGCTCCTGCGGGGCGACAGCCAAAGCAGGGCGCAATTCTACGAGAAAATGATCTCCATGTCCGTCTTCAACCCGGACGAAGTGCGCGCCCTGGAGGACATGAGCCCCCTGCCGGGCGGCATGGGGAAGATCTACCGGTTTTCGAAGAATTATGCGCCTGTGGGCGAGGAAGGAGATGAAAGCTGATGCCTGAAATCAATATCCGGGGCGAGCTCGTGGACAACGACTATGCGGACATCCTGCGGTGGTACGGCTACAAGGACATCACCTGTCCCGAGGACGTGCGGCGGGCTCTTGCTGATGCGAACGGCGGAGAAGTCACCCTGCTGATCAACAGTCCCGGCGGCGACCTCACCGTGGGCACGGAGATCTACAGCATGCTGCGGCGCTATGCCGGCCGGACCGTGGCCCTGGTGCAGGGCTATGCGGCCTCCGCCGCCACGGTGCTTCTGCAGGGGGCGACGGTGCGCCAGGCGGAGACCGGGGCGCTGATCTGCGTCCACAATCCCAGCCTCAGCGCCCAGGGCGACTATCAGGAGCTGAAGGGCGCCTATGACAGCGCCAAAAACGCCAGGGACGCCATCCTGGACATCTACACCCAGCGCAGCGGCGCGGAGCGCAGCGCCCTGGGGACGCTGATGGACAAGGACATCTGGATAAGCTCCAAACAGGCCGCCGAAGATTACGGCCTGCTGGATGAAGTCCTCCCCTGGGAGGGCGAGGCGGACGATCCCATCGTGACCATGGTGGCCTCCGCGGGCCTCATGCCCCGGATCACCAACAAAATGCGCGCCGACTACCAGGCCCACCTGGCGGCGGAGAAGCAGAAGACCCTGGCCCGGCTGCGGCAGAGGCAGCTGGAGCTGATGTAATCAATCAACCGCTGCGGCGGAGAAACCTCTTCACCGCTTTGCGGTCGCCCTCCCCTGCAAGGGGAGGCAACTATGACGAAAGGATTGATAAAGCAATGGATTACGCGAAGACCCTGAACGACCTGCGCGCCCGGAAGGCCCAGCTGCTGAAGGACGCGGAAGCCCTCATGAACGAGGGTAAGTATGACGAAGTCACCGCCAAGCAGGACGAAGCGGAGAAGATCTCCAATCAGATCTCCGTCGTGGAGCGCCAGGCGGCTCTGAGCGCCGAAGCTGCGGAGCTGGAGGCGGAGAGCAAGCCTGCCGCCCCGGCCAAGAACCCCGCCGATGAGGTGCGTCCCTTCCGGAACTTCGGCGAGCAGCTGAAGGCCATCCATGACGCGGCCACCACCCTGAAGCAGGACAACCGCCTGGCGCGGATCAACGACGCTGTCCTGGGCGGCAACGAGGGCACCGGCGCGGACGGCGGCTTCGCCGTGCAGACGGATTTCGCCGGGGCGATCATGGAGAGCGCCGTCAGCGAAAGCGAGCTGCTGCGGCGGATCGACCGCTATACCGTGGGCGCCAACTCCAACAGCGCCAAGTGGCTCAGCGTCAACGAGACCGACGTGAGCAGCAGCGTATTCGGCGGGATCCAGATGTACTGGGCCTCCGAGGGCGCCACCGTGGCCGCCACCAAGCCCGCCTTCCGGGAGATGAAGCTGGAGCTGGACAAGATGATGGGCTTCGGCTACGTCACCGAGGAGCTGCTGGAGGACGCCCCCTTCATGAGCGGCCTGTTCCAGCGGGGCTTTGCCCTGGCGGCCGACCGCGTGCTGACCAAGGCGGTCATCGACGGCGACGGCGCTGGCAAGCCTCTGGGCATCCTGAACGGCAGCGCCCTGATCACCGTGGCCAAGGAGAGCGGCCAGACCGCCGGCACTCTGACGGGCGCCAACGTCAACAAGATGTGGCACCGCCACCATGCCCGCTTCCGCCGCAACTCCGTCTGGGTCATGCACCCGGATCTGGAGGAGCAGCTGCCCGGCCTGAGCATCAAGTCTAACGACGGCAGCGCGGAGAAGTTCCTGTGGAATCCCGAGGGCGGCTACCGGGATCTGGACTATCAGCGGATCCTGACCCGTCCCGTGATCTTCGAGGATTACTGCTCCGCCATCGGCAGCAAGGGCGACATCCTGCTGATCGATCCCAGCCAGTACATCCTGCTGACCAAGGGCACTGCCCGCATGGGCTGGAGCATCCACGTGCAGTGGCTGACGGACCAGCAGTGCTTCCGGATGGTGTTCCGCTGTGGCGGCGCGCCCAAGCAGAACGCCCCCATCACCCTGGCCAACAGCTCCAACACCCGCAGCGCCTTCGTCACCCTGGCGGCCCGGGCGTAAGAAAGGAGACTCGACATGAGCAACAGACTGCATGAAGAACTGGACATCCGCTGCGTGAAGGCTCCGGCCAGCATCGCCACCGCCACCGCTACCAAAAGCGATTATGTGGACGGCTCCGGCGTGGATGAGATCGCCTTCCTCTGGAGCATGGCCACGTTGGCCAGCGGCAAGACCATGACCATCAAAATCTACGCCGCCGACGACGACACCGGCACCAACGCCACCGTGGTGGCCACCGGCACCAAGACCGCCGGGGACGACGCCATCGCCAAGGCCACCGGCTGCGCCAGCATCAAGGTGGCCGGGGATCAGAAGCGCTTTTACTGCGCGGAGATCACCCACGACGCCGGCAGCGGCGTGGTCTGCTCCTGCGTGGCCATCGCCAGGCCCTTCTACAGCCCGGCGGCTGAGCCCGCCCTTGTGGTGAGCGCATAAGGCCATGGCGCTGGACATCGACGAAGTCAAGGAGTATATGCACGCCGAAGGCGAGGAGAACGCGGTCGTCGCGTCCTACCTCGCCATGGCGCAGGACTATCTGGCGGGGGCGGGCGTCACGGAGGCGCTGGCCACGGCGGAGGGCTACGCCCTCTGCGCGAAGGCCCTGACCCTGCACTACTACGACAACCGGGGCGGCGCTCCCATCCCGGAGGGCCTGGCGGACTACATCCTGCAGGAGCAGAAGCGCTGCCGGAAAGCCGCCCTGGCCGCGCAGGCCGCAGCGGTGTCCGAATCGGACACCGGGGGCGAGACCTCGGAGGAAGGTGAGGGCGAATGATCCACCTGGATGCGGGTCAGCTGCGGACGTCGGTGCATGTGCTTCACAGCTACGTGAACTATACCGACGGCTTCTCCGCCGTGGAGACCTCAGACGCGCTGGGCTTCCCCCTCTATGTCCAGTGGATCGAGGCTCACGGGCGGGACATGCAGCCCACGGCGCACCTGCGCCGGGCAACGCTCCGCTGCCGATATGACCCCCGCATCGCCCTGGACTGCCTCATCGACCTGCGGGGCGAGCGCTGGGAGATCCTCAGCGCGGAGAACATCCGGGAGCGCGGCCACTGGATGGAGCTGCAGCTGCAGCGCAGCCTGCCCGCCGCGGGGGGCACGGTGACCCTCTGGAGCGCCGGGAAACGGGTGCTGCTGGAGGGCAGCTATATCCAGCATGAGGACGGCGTAGACCGGCAGACCACTGGGCCGGTTGCCACGGGCGGCACGGTGCTGATCGTCCCCCGGGAACACTTGGCGACGGCGGAGGGCGAGCCGGTGGCTTATCTCCGGCCTATTGCCTACGGCGCCCTCAGCGAGGAAGCAAAAGCCGGCTATTACACCATCGACAGCAAGAGCTTTTTCGCCCTGGGGGACGTGGACGACGCCGGGAGCTACCAGGCGATCAACGGACGGCATGACGACGTGCATCTGGTGCAGAGCGTCAGCCTGAAAAACCGGGGGAGCCCGGTGACGGAGTATCTGGAGGTGACGGGGCGGTGATCATTCGGACGAAGGTCCAAACAAAAATTTATTCGGATGAGCTGAACCGGAAGGTTCACAGGGCTGAACATGCCGTGGCCGTGCAGGCGGAACGGGACAGCCGCCCCTATATCCCCGCCGCCTCCGGACGCCTGCGCAGCTCCGGCCGGGTCTACGGAAACGCCATCGTTTGGGATCCGCCCTATGCAAGAATGCTTTGGTACGGCAATGTGAAAGTGGACCCGAAGTATAGAAAGGCGGGCTTCGTTTACCCGAATCTCGGGATCGTGCGGAGCCGGGCAGGCGTCAAAAAAGTCCTCGCATCTCCCAAGCGCAAATTCAAGTTTAGAGAGGGAGAAGCGTACTGGTTCTATGACGCTATGCGGGCAAAGGTAGGGCACTGGATCACTTTGGCGCAGGGGGTGATCGCCCGTGAGTGAGCTTCTGAGCGCCGCCAGCGCCGCCAGCGTCGTGCGGGCGGTGAAAGCCTGGCTGAATACCTGTCCGGAGATCCCGGAGGGCATGAGCGTCACCTTCGAGGCTTTGAAGGCAAACGACGTGAGCCTGTGCTTCTCCACGGAGCAGGCCGCCCTCTATGCCGCCCGCTACATCGGCGGGGGTTATCGGGCGGAATACCGCTTCCGGATCGTCTACCGTGTGCTGCCCAGCGACGACGACGACCAGATGGAGGCCGTGGAGACCCTGACGGCTATCTGCGCCTGGTGCGAGACGGCTTCGCCGCCGGAGCTGGAGGACGCCGTCAATGAAAAAATCACAAGAACGAGCGACGCCGCGGTGCTCACCGTCTATGAGGACGACGTTACCGACTACGGCGCATCGCTCACGCTTACATGGGAGGTTTTTTAAGTGGCAGACATGACTTTTAATACGCCCAGCGGCCAGACCATCAAGAGAGAGCTGCTGGTGGCCTATCTGAACACCGGCACTTCCTCCGCCCCCGTCTGGAGCCCTTTGGGTAAGCGGGTGGAGGACAGCGAGGAGAGCCTGGACTGGGGGGCGGAAAACTCTCAGGACATCCTGGGGAACAACTGGAGTAACCTGAAGAAGCCCGTCATCACCCAGGACTTCGAACCCTACAACCTGGACGGGGGCGACACGGCGGCCCTGAAAATCTGGAATCTGGCCATCAAGGACCAGGATTACGCGGCCCTCAGCGCCCAGGATATGCTGATCGTCCACCTTTATGCGGGCACGGCGGATACAGCGATGTTCGCCGAGCGCTACGCCGCCTGCAGCATCGAGCCCAGCAGCCTGGGCGGCGCCGGCGGCGGCAGCCTGAGCATGCCGATTTCCGTCACCTACGGCGGCCAGCGCACCAAGGGCACCGCTGCGGTGAGCAGCGCCGGCGTGGTGACCTTCACGCCTGATACCTGAGACGGGAGGTGACGGAGCATGGTGACCCTAAGTATCGATACCGGCGTCGTGGAGTATCGGCTGAACGACAATTTTTCCGCGTGGCTGAATCCCACTGACCCCGCTTTCGTGTCACGACTTTACGCTCGCTTTTCCGAGCTGGAGGAGAGAGATAAGGCCTGGCGTGAGAAGGTTGGAAAGCTGGAAGGCGCGGCCGTCCTGGACGCCTGGGAGGAGGGGGACACCATGTTCCGCTCCGCCATTGACGACGTCCTGGGCGAGGGGTGCTGCCGAGCGGTGGCCGGCTCCGCGTCTGTGCTCGCTATGGCCGGAGGATCCCCGATCTGGATGAACATCCTGCTGGCCATTATCGACGCTATGGACAGCGCGGTCGCCCGGGAGCAGAAGGCCGTGAATCCGAAGCTGCAGAAGTATCTGGCGAAGTACCACAAGTGAGGAACGGAAGGGGCGCAAGCCTCTCCCGGTTTTGTGCTATGTATTTTACCTTGCCGAAAACCGTAACTGTAGCCGGGGCCGAGATGAATATCCGCTGGGAGTTCCGGGACATTCTCACGATCCTGGCCGCTGCGTCTGACCCGGATCTGAGTGCTCAGGATAGGGCTCTTGCTGCCCTGTTGATCTTCTACGAGGACGCAGACGCGATCCCACCGGAGGCCGTCCAGGAGGCCCTTGAGCGGGTGACCTGGTTCATCGACGGCGGGGGCGAGGCGCCGAAGCGCGGAGGCCCCAGGCTCATGGACTGGGAGCAGGACTTCCCGTGGATCGTGGCGCCGGTAAACCGCGTCCTGGGCCGGGACATCCGAGAGGAGACGCCTCTGCATTGGTGGAGTTTTCTGGCGGCCTACTACGAGATTGGGGACTGCACTTTCGCCCAGATCGTCCGCATCCGGGACGCCCAGGCGCGGGGAAAGAAGCTGGACAAGGCGGAGCGCGAGTGGGCGCGCAGGAACGGGGATTTAATCCGGCTGAAAAGTCGGCATGCCGAGGCAGATGATGATCTGCTGAGGGCCTGGACGAAAGGAGGGGTGAGCAATGCCGAATAGCAGCGTGGGCGGCGTTACCGTCTCCGTCAAACTGGACGACAAGGAAGCCATGGCGCAGCTGGACAAGCTGCGCCGGAAGATCGATGAAACGCAAAGGAGCCTCAGCGAAAAAAAAGAAAAACGGGACAGCATCGCCGCAGAAATGGAAAAGGCCGAGATCTCCGCAGAGAAGGCGCGGCAGAAGGTGGAGCAGCTGCAGGCCGCGCTGGCCTCCGCTCCGAAGGAAGACCGGGCTGGGATCCGGGCACAGCTGATGGCGGCCAGCGCGGATCTTCGCGAGCAGACCCGCAACCTGGACGGGCTTAATCGTCAGTGGCAGAAGCTGGACGGCGAGATCGTGGCCGGCGAGGCCAGTCTCTCCGGCATGACGGACCAGGCTGCAAACCTTGAGAAGCAGGTGGCGGCGGGGACCGGTACCATGGCGAAGTTGCGGAAGGCGACAGTGGCGGCGGCGAAAAAAATGGAGCGGTCCTTCTCCCGGCTGGGCCGCATGATTAAGCGCGTGTTTGTTCTGACGGCCATCCTTCGGGCGCTGCGGGCCTTCCGGGACTACTTCGGCAGCGTGCTTATGAGCACGCCGGAGTTTGCCCAGGCTCTGGGGCAGCTCAAAAGCGCGCTGCTGACCCTTGTCCAGCCGATTATCTCCATCGTGATCCCGGCATTTGTGCGCCTGCTTCAGATCGTCACAACGGTCGTGACTGCGCTGGCCGAGCTGGTGTCCAGGCTTTTCGGGACGACCTTCGACGCGTCCCAGGAGGCGGCCAAGGGCCTGCACGAGCAGGCCGACGCGTATAAGGCCACCGGGAGCGCTGCGAAGAAGGCGAGCAAATCGCTGGCGAGCTTCGACCAGATTAACAAACTGGAGAGCGGTGCGGGCGGCGCCGGAGCTACGGCAGCCGGCTCTCCGCTTTTTGACGTGGAATCTCTGCCGGAATCTAAGCTCAAGAACATCTTGGGCCTGATCGAGGCCATCGGGGTGGCGCTCCTGGCTTGGAAGATCTCCGACGCCCTTGGCCTGGGCCTGAAGGGCTTTCTCGGCATGGTGCTGCTGCTCTATTCCACGCTGCAGTTTATCAAGGCTTATCTCTCCGCGTGGGACGAGGGGATCACCTGGGACAACCTGAAAAAGCTGTTTCTGTGGCTCGCTGGCGCGGCCCTGGGTGCATTCCTGGCCTTCGGCAAGACCGGCGCGGGCGTTGTGCTTATCCTGGGCGGCCTGGCGATCGCCGTGGACGCATTTAAGGACGCCTGGGAGAACGGCATATCCCTGGAGAATATCATCGCACTACTGGGCGGCATTGGTGCCGCAGCGCTTGGCGCTGGGCTGATCTTCGGGAAGACCGGTGCGGGGATCGTCCTCATCCTTGGCGGGATCGCGCTCGCGATTCTGGCCATCAAAGACGCCTGGGAAAACGGCGTGTCCTGGGAGAACATGGCCGCACTGCTGGGTGGCGTGGCCATCGCAGCGCTTGGCGCGTTTCTCGCCTTCGGGAAGGTGGGCGCGGGCGTCGTGCTGGTCGTCGGCGGGCTGGCCATGCTCGTTCTTGGCATCACGGACGTCATGGAAAACGGGTTGAACCTGAAAAACGGCTTGCTGATCATCGCGGGGATCCTTGCCACGGGACTGGGGATCTCGCTGCTGACCGGCAGTTTCATTCCGCTCCTGGTGGCCGCCATCGTGGGCGTGATCGCTGCCGTCACTATGCTGGGCGGCACGTTCGAGAACGTCATCGGCGGCGTTAAACAGCTGCTTGGCGGTTTTGTGAAGTTCTTTAAGGGCGTGTTCACGAACGACGTAGAGATGGCGGCAGAGGGCCTGAAGGACATCTTTTTCGGCCTGCTGAACGTCGTCCTTGGCATCGTAGGCGGCCTTGTGAACGTGATCGTGAAGGGCCTGAACTGGGTCATCGATCAGCTGAACAAGGTGAGCTTTGACGTGCCTGACTGGGTGCCCGGCATCGGTGGGACGCACGTGGGCGTGAATATCGGCCACATTAAGGAATGGGAAGTGCCGATGCTGGCGCAGGGCGCCGTGATCCCTCCGAACCGGGAATTCATGGCAGTCCTGGGCGACCAGAAATCCGGGACCAACATCGAGGCGCCGCTGGAGACTATCGTGCAGGCTTTCCGACAGGCCCTGGGAGAGCGCGGAGGCTCGCAGCGGACGATCATCCTGCAGGTGGACCGGCACGAGCTTGGCCGCGTCACATTCGACGCCTACAACGCCGAGAGCCAGCGCGTGGGCATGAAACTGGGAGGCTGAGCTCATGATAAGTTATCCGATCCGTATGGACGGCAGGACCTACGACACCATTCACGTGAAGAAGCTGACCAGGTCTTTTTCTGTGCTGGACGGAGAAAATGCTGGGCGCGTCATGTCCGGCTCCATGCAGCGTGACGTAATCGGCACCTACTACAACTACCAGGTGGAGATTGACCCGGACGCGGCCTCCCGCTCCGACTACGATGATTTTTATGCGGCAATCTCCGCGCCGGTGGACAGCCACACCCTGGTGGTGCCTTTTGCGCAGACGACGATGACCTTTCAGGCATACGTGACCCAGGGCCAGGACGAGCTGACGCTCATGGAGGATGAGGCGAATCGCTGGGAGAACCTTAGCTTTTCCTTCATCGCCATGGACCCCGCCCGGACCCCGACGTGAGGTGACGCATGGCAATTCGACTTCTGATCGGCGCGGACCGCACCGCGCCGCAGTATGAATTTTCCCGGGCCGACATCAAGAGCAGGTCGCTCCAGGTCGTGACCGCCGTGGACGTGTCCGGCTCCGAGCTGGCGGCGGATGAGCTGTACGCAGACGTAGACTACCGCGTGGGCGAATACATCTGGTTCTCTCCGAGGGACTACGACGGAGTAATGACCTCTGACGGCTACATCTTCGCCGCTGCAGATCAGACCGAGGACCTGCGGCTGCTCCCCTACGCCACCCCCATGTGGCTCATGGACGGGGATACGGTGCTCCACAAATTATATTTCGATCATGCTGAGCGTATCGACCTGCAGACCTATTCTCTGGCAGCCGTGTCCGGCGTGGGCATTCTGGAGCGGCGCAGGCACCTGGGGAATCTGTATTCCGGCCAGACGGTGGCCGCCGTGCTGGCTGAGATCATCGGAGACGCTTTTCCCTACACGGTGCAGGCGGCCGTGCGGACCCAGCGCGTGTACGGCCTGCTGCTGGCGGACAGCGCCAGGGCGAATCTTCATAGGCTGCTTTTTGCACTGGGCGCGTCCATCACCAAGGCGGCAGACGGTACGGTGCAGTTCGTCTTTCTTCCGGCCACCGTGGCGGGGGAGATCACTACGGACCGGATCTTCCTGGGTGGCTCGGTGGAGTACACCGTGCCCGCCTCCCGCGTGGAGGTGACGGAGCACGCATTTTTCCAGCCGCCGACGGGCGTGGAGCCGGAGACGATCTTCGACAACTCCGCCCAGCCGGTGGCAGACCATGCGCTGGTGGAGTTTGACGCACCGTACTTCAACCTTGAGGCGACGCCAGGCCTGACCATCGAAGAATCCGGCAGTACCTACGCGATTCTGTCCGGGTCCGGCATCCTGAGCGGGAAGCCGTACGCCCACGTGACCCGGGTCGTGGCCCTGCAGAACGCAGACGCTGACGGCGGTGAGCGAGTAATCCACAGCGACCAGGATCAGCTGGTGAACGGTGTCAACAGCCTGGGCGTGGCCGAGCGCCTGCTGGTCTACCACACCAGCAAGGAGATGGTGCAGCTCTCCGTCAAGGTGGACGGGGAGAGAGCCGGACAGAACGTGACCTATTCCAACACCTTCGGGGAGCCGGGGCAGGGCTTTATCGTGGGCAGCCAGGCCGTCATCACCGGATTCGAGCGGGCCAATCTGAAGATCGTCAAGGGGTACGTCCCCACGGGCCAGGGCAACTACTACACCCACAGGCTCCTGGTGGCATCCTCCGGGGCCGTGACGTTGCCGGAGGGCGTGACGAAGATCCGAATCGTCCTCATCCAGGGCGGTCACGGCGGCCAGGGCGGCTACGCTGGACAGCACGGCCTGGGCGGGAATGCAAGGGATGGCGGTGACCTGACCTTCGTCAGCCGTGACGATGAGGGTATCATCTCTACTGGCTTTGTGTACTCAGGCGGGAATCAGGGCATAGCCGCTGGAGGCGAGGCCGGAGCCGCTGGCGAGGCCGGGAGAATCTATGTGGCAGACCTGACGATCACCGCCGGGGCATCGATCTCCGCATCCGTAGGTGCTGGAGGTACTGGCGGTGCCGCTGAGGGTGGCGAAGGCTCTCCCGGGGGTGCGACCACCATCACCATCGGTACGGACACCTACACCTCCGAGGACGGAAGGAACTCGCAGCCCTTTGTGGATCTGTTCACAGGGGATGCCATGGGGCTGGCTGGAGAAGCCGGACACGCTGGCGGCGCTGGTGGTCAGACGGACACGGAGTCGCTGTTTGGGGCACAAGGTCACGATGGTCTGCCCGGTGAATCCATCTGGGATCAGACGGGCGGCGCTGGAGGCACTGGGGTCATCCACACGGAATCCGAGGAAAAATACTACCACCTGTCCGGCGGTGGCGGCGGTGGAGCTGCGTGGGGGCGTAGCGGAAGCTCAGGCAACCCCGGACGCATCGTCAGGAAGCCCCTCATTTCTGGAGGGGATCTTTATGATTTCTATGCCGGAGGTGCTGGCGGTGACGGGGCTGACGCTGTAGCGCCCGACACCCCGACCTATGGCTGCGGTGGCGGCGGTGGTAACGGCGGTGGAGCCGGAGGCAATGCGGCTGGGTGCCGTGTAACAGGGTATGCTTCTGACGATTACGACTATAACAACGAGGCCCTTGACGGCGGTGTCGGAGGTGCCGGGTCTGCTGGAGGCACAGGCGGGGCCGGGGTCTGCATCATCTACTATTAGGAGGTAGGATATGGGCTATCCGATTTTTCATTCGCAGTACACGGCGGCACAAATCGAAGCGAGCATTGGCAAAACGCCGAGGATTAAATCCAGCACTCGCACCTGGGAAGTGTGGGACATTTCCACGAGCGCCTACGTTGACACCGGTGTCAGTATTGACACTCAGCTTTTTGTCGATCCCACCCTGACGGAGGCGGGGTATGCTGCCGATGCGCAGGTCGTGGGTAACCGATTTGCTCTTGATGAGGATCTGATCTCCCTGTCGATGGACGCCATCGCAGACGAAGCCAAGCAGACCTATACCGAAGACGACGCCTACACGATCCCCGTGACGCTCAACTATGGAGGCGTGGGCCTGACAACTGGCGGAAACTATCAAAATGCCGCCTATTGCCGCACTAATTATCTCCCGATCAGCGGCCCCGTGCTGATCGTGGTGGAGAGCCTTTCCGGCTACATGTTTGATGGTTGGTTTTACTCTAGTGCCGCGAGCGGCGCAGGGACGCACTCGATCACGAATCAGAAATACTATCCCGTAAACGCGCCGCTCATTCTGGAGCCGGGAACGAACGACGCCTATTTTAGGCTTGGATTTAAGCGAGAGGACGGGGCCACGCTCACTACCGACGTCACCGATCCCACAAGCGACTATTCCCTGATCCGGGCGGCGGTGAAGATTTATACCAAACCTGCAGTCGATAAGATCACGGAAATCGAGGACAGGCTTGAGCAGATAAGCGAAACCGTTAATCTGTTCTATTTCGACAACACCACGACCAGAACCGTGAGCGGGCTGTCGATGGAATTCCCAGACAAGTACACGGTGAAGATGAACGGTCAGCCCACCTCAGAGATCCGGCTCAACGCGATGGGGCGTACATCCGGCCTCACGCTCACGCCGGGAAAGACCTACAAGCCAACGAGAACGCTTGTCTCTGGGAGCTATACCGGGAATCCGGCGTACTATCGCCTCTACACGGAGGTTGTGGGCGAAACTGTGATGACCACGCTGACCAACGGCGAACCGTTTACCATCCCGCTGGATGGGCTGAACCCCAGCGTTGTGGTCGTCGCGTCGAAAGTCAGCACGTTTACAGACTGCATCTTCTCCTATGAATTTGTCGAGGTGGCGAACACCTATACTGCCGTCGATAAGGTCGCGCGGGCAGAGATCGAAGCGGGCGGCATCGATCCCAAAAAGCCGTATCAGAGCGGGCCGATTCCTTTTGCCGTTACGGTTGACCGCCCTGTCGCTTTTGGGGGGAACGATACGATCATCGAACCCGAAGACGTACTGTGCGCCATGCAGCTGCCCTCGTCCTACACGCCCACCGGAGCCAAGACCAGGCTTGTCCTGGTGGCCCACGGGCAGTATTCGCAGATCACGGAAACCGGGTGGAACAACTCGGCAAGCGAACTGGTATCGCGGGTGATCGGATTCCTGAACACCAACGGGTATGCCTGTTTCGATGTGAACACCCTCAACACGGGGACGGACGCAGACGGATACACGCTGGGATCTCCGCTGGCGGTACAGGTGGCCTATGCGGCATATGAGTATATCCGCAAGAATTACAACGTGTACGACGAGATCTTCGTCCTCGGCGTGTCGATGGGCGGCGTCTTGGCGAGCGCTTTTGCGAACACCTATCCCGGCATCGTTCTTGCGGAAGCATCCTTCGCGGGGCGGGATTTCATCAAGTATCTGTATCAGGCGAAGAACAACGAATACAAGCCAGGAGGCACCTCCGAACCTTATTATCCTGCCGTTTACGGGTATGCTGATATGGCGGCGCTGGTGGCAGATGGATGGAGCCATGCGGAGGGCGCGTCCCCGTCTCTGTCCCTGGTCAAGCACATGAGCGGGGCGGCAGTATTCGCCCCGGATCAGGAAACGGACTATGAAGGCTGGGTAGACTACTTTGCGGCATTCTATACGAACCGGGGAGTCTCCCCGGACGGGGAATGGAGCGGGATCAAGCCCGTGCCCTATAAGGCCTGGAACTCCTGGGCCGACAATGCCCAGGACACCCAGCTTGAACTGAACCTAAAGGAAGCCTATCGGCGGGGCCACAGCAAGCCCTACTTTACCGTGGAGTATGAAACGGGAACGCACAATCAGCTCTGCTACGGGAAAATCAGCGGGCAGAGGGAGGAACTGCTGGCCTGGTTCAAGCGCTGGGCACCGTGAGGATGGAAAGATGAGCGTTGAGCGGGTGATCGAGATCGCGAGGCGAGAGCTGGGCCAAACGGAGTCGCCGAGCGGGAGCAACAATACTCCCTATGGGGCGGCATATGGCCTCCAGGGCCAGCCCTGGTGCGTGATCTTCCTGTGGTGGCTGTTCCGGGAAGCGGGGGAGAGCGCCGCCTTTTTCGGCGGGGCGAAGACCGCCTCCTGCGGGACGCTGCTGCGGTGGTATCGGGAACAGGGGCAGACCGTGCCCGTTGAGCAGGTGCAGCCGGGGGATATCGTGATCCTCAACTTCCACGGGACGCAGGACACGGAGCACTGCGGGCTGGTGGTGGACTATTCGTTAAGAGTAAGCCCAAAGACAGGCGCTCCTGAATTTGTCGTTACAATCGAAGGGAACACCTCCAAAGCCGGGAGCCAGGACAACGGGGGCATGGTCTGCGAGAAGGTACGCTATTGGTGGCAAATCGTCGCCGTGTGCAGGCCAAAGTACAAAGAGGACGGCCCATCATCCGGTCCTTCGGACCACCTTCCCCCAGGGGAAGGCAAGGAGACGGGGGATGACGTGACGGGGCATTGGGCGGAGAAGGCCATCCGCTGGTGCATGGAGACGGGCCTCATGCAGGGCTACGAGGACGGCACGTTCCAGCCGGACAAGCCGGTGACCCGAGCCGAGCTGGCCACTGTGCTGGACCGGCTGGGGCTGCTGGAAAAACAATAAAGGGGAGAGCAGCGCTCACCCCTTAATACGCGGGCGAGGACCTATAGTCCCGCGTCACCAACTTGTTAAGGATCTGTTCGCTCAGATACTTACAAGTAGGGCTTTATTCGCCGCCGTAGCGAACCGACGACGAATCATAGGTCCAGACATGAGCATTATAACACAAAAAATCGCGGTGTAAAGACATAAGGAGGAACCTATATGAGCGCTCCGAATAAAGCTCTGGAAATCAAGGCATTGTTGACGGCAGCGATGTCTGCCGTTGTGGCATTGCTGGGCTGGGTCGGCATTGCCGTGACGATCATGATCGTATGCATGGCTCTGGATTATATCACGGGCACGTGGGCGGCCCGTGCACATGGCGAGTGGACAAGCACCAAGGCCAGGGACGGCCTTTGGCATAAGCTGGGGGAGATCGTGGCGCTGCTGGTGGCTATCCTTTGCGATATCGCCGTGGGCGTGATCCTCAGCAGTGCCGCTGCGCCGCTGATCGGCGACTATCACCACCGGGGATATATCACGCTGATCGTCGCCGTGTGGTACATATTCACCGAGCTGGGATCGATCCTGGAGAATGCCGCGAGGCTGGGAGCGCCGATCCCCGAGAAGCTGATCAAGGGTATCGGCCGGCTGAAAAAGAAGGCTGACGACGTGGACCCCGTCCCGGGGAAAGAGGACAAACCCGAAGATCACAAATGATATCATGATATCAATTTCCCGGCTCCGTTATGGGGCCGGGATCTTTTATATTTTCCGGGAAAATTTCAAAAATACCCTTGGCAAATGTTCTTAGTGTGGTATAATTAAACCATCCAAAGAACAAAAGACGGAGGGAAAGATAATGAAAAATCTGTTCGATTCGTTTGTTGGCGATATCGCCTCGGTGCTGGGAGAGGATTACAGGCTGGAGGGGCACGTGAATGGAATCGTTATCGGAATCGGCGGCCTGCGTGGGATCGAGATCGATCCGGGAGAACCTTATATCGTTCGTGTGGATTGCACCGTGCTCACAATTTCGGACACCGGTTTTAACGAGGATATGATCGCCCGCAGCGGAGGAGGCCGTGCCGTTGCCACGCGCATGGCTGAAAAGATCTCCCGGGAGCATCCCGACACCGTCTGGCCAAACACCGTGCGCTCCGCCGTTAGGATTGAATACGTCGGCTCAGACGATGAGATCGAGGGAAGCGCACGGGCGATCCCCGTGTTGGTCAACGCCTGGGAGGAACAGCTGATCAGGTGGAATTCCACCTCCCGGGACGACATCATGATTTTCGGCTGAGAGGGGTGTGAAACAGTTGAAACGATATTATCTGATCGCTGAGGGGACGGGCCCCATCACCGTCCGCGTCTCCGACTCCTTGGGGCAGGGCCACACGGCGCTGCTGGAGCTGGAGGCGGAAAGCTATTCCCAGGTGGTGAAAATGATCAGCTTTTCCGCCCGGAATATAGGCAAGGCCGCGATTTGCGGTGTCAGGGCCAACGGTGAGCCTTATGCGGAGGTGGTTTGAATGCCACGCAAGGGCGTGAAAATGTCATCAAAAGCGATCGAGAATCAAAATAAGGCCATTGCACGCTGGAAGGTAGAGCACACGGATAATCTAAGCCTGTCTCTCCGTAAGGGGAAGCGAGAGGCCTACAAGAAGCTGGCAGAGCTGCGTGGGACGTCGGTGTCCACGATGATCCAGGATTACATGGATGGAGAGTGTGAGCGGGAGGGAATCCCCCTGACGCCCCAGGAATAACCAACCCCGGTGTCCGATTCGGACACCGGGTGTTCTTTGGAAAGCTTGTGCTTTTATGCTGTTCGGCACCGTGTTCGGCACGTGAGCAAATTCTGCGCAATTTCACAGGATTTCATGCGATTGTCGCCTCTCGCTGGAGGCCGAAACAAAAAAGCCCGGAAACCTTGTATACCAAGGATTTCCGGGCTATTGGCGGAGAAGTCGGGATTTGAACCCGAGCGGCGCTCAACACGCCCTACTCCCTTAGCAGGGGCTGAAAAAGTCCTTATTTATCAGGCTTCGACGGGGTTTCTGTTCGGCACGCGTTCGGCACGGACGGAAGGGCATTCACAGCATCGTGGGCCACGTCGGCTGCAAGGTGGATGTAACGCTGGCTGGTGGTAAGCTTTGCGTGGCGCATGAGCTGCTGGATCGCCGGCGCTGCCAGCTTTGCACGGGCGGCCTCTGTGCCCGTGGTGTGACGGCAGGAATAGGGGGGGAGGCGGCGGACGCCAGCAGCCTCCAGGCAGTCATAGTACGCCTTGTAGAATCGATCCTTATTTATATGCAGAAGCTTTCCGGCGCCGGCGCGGGAGATCAGATCCTCCATGAGCGGGCGAAGAAAGCCCGGGAAGACAATGGGCGCTTCCTTCCTGGTCTTCGTCTTCTTTCCTGCACCCCTGATCTCGCAGGCGTCCAGGTCGACCTGCTCCACGCGGCAGGCCAGCAGCTCGCCAGGCATCATTCCGGAGTAGATCATGAGCAGGATGTAGCCGGCAAAGCTGTCCCCGCCGGAGAAGGAGCGCCAGAGTGCGGACACCTCCAGCTCCGTAAAAGGCTCGCTCTCCTTTTCCTCCAGCGCGGGCAGCATTATGAAGGCGGACAGATTCTGGCTGACGTACTGGTCCGCCATGGCGAGCTTAAAAAGATGGGAAAGCAAATTCTTCATGTCTTTAGCCGGGTAATAGGTGCTGACGGCACCATCCACCGTCTGCTGCAGATCCGCCACGGTGAGGGTGTCTACCTTCCTGCCCATGATGCCGTCCATCCTGGATCGAGCGATCCTGTAGGCCGTCTGCTTATCCTTGGACAGCTTCTCCAGGGCGGATCCTTCGTACAGCTCCCAATAATTCAGCAGTGTGGGGCATACGCGCCCCTGCGGCCCTCTCAGGCCCTCCAGAGCGGCCAGAGCGTCCTTCTTCGTGGCGAAGCCCCCGCGGGTGCGGTATTTTCTCACGAGCCGCTCTGAGCCGTCCTGTCGCTTCTCATGGCCCGTATAGAGACTTACCTGCGCATACCAGGAGTTCCCCCGTTTCCAGACACGGCCCTGGCCGTTGCCCCGCTTGTGTTTCACAGGCAGGGTTTTTTGCTGCTTCCATCCGCACTGTCCGCAATAGGGCGCGTCGGCGACGTCAGCGCCGCATTTCACGCAGATCATGACCGGCCTCCTTTTTCCAGCTCCTCCAGGAGCTTTCGGGCCGCTGGAAGATCTTCCGGCGGCAGGCTGCGCAGGAGCCGAAGGATCTCCTTTTCAGTGAGCGCACGTTCATTCGAGCGGCCTTCCGGCTGCCCGTGTTCACCATCTTGTCTTTTCATTTCGGTCCTTCTGCCCGGGCGGTCAATATAATTAGCGCCGCCTGTATTATAGCACGGTGTTTGAAAAGTGGACATGAAAACGCCCGGGACATGCAGTTTGCAGGCCCCGGGCATCTTGCTCGCGGCGGGCTATTCTTTTTTGTCCGAATCCTGGAGAGCGCGGAGTTGGGCAAGGTAGAGACGCTTCTGATCCGGCGTCAGATCGTGCACGCGCGCCATGATCTCCCGGATCAGGGGATCCTCCGGGACGGTGACGGGCTCCGGAGCCTCCCGACCGGGAGGCTGCTCCCCGATAAGCTCGGAGACGGTGCAGCCCAGGTAGCACGCCAGCTTCTCCACCCGGTCCACGGAGGGAATGGAACCTCGGGCCTCAATGCTGTTTATAAAACTCTTTCCGACGCCGGCGTTTTGACAAGCGACGGTCGGCGCTACGCCCATTTGGGCGCAGCGCTTTTTTATGTTTTGCACAAATTCTTCGAGATTCATAGGTTATACAACCTCTAATATAACAATTGTGGAAACTGCACGAAAATCTACAATAGCAGAAAAATGCCTTGAAATTCTACAATTGCGGAATTACAATTGTTTCACAACGTAACGGCGCGGGGTCATTCAATCATCTCAAAAAACGTATCTTCCGAGATGGTCATAATATCCTGGCCTTTGGCCATGTAGCTTTCGGCTTTTTTCATCTTTCCGGTCTTTCCGTCCTTCACGCTGGAGGCGAAATCCTTGTTGCCGACCACAAGAATGTTGGTGCTTTTTGTGACGTCGGCAGCCGGTATGCCGCCGAGGTGGGCCACGAGGAGAAGCGCATCCTTGCGCTCCATGCGCTCCAGGGCGCCGGTGAACACCACTGTTTTTCCGGTGATGGGCGTATCGACAATGGATACAACGTCGCCCATGGAGGAGATGAAGGCTCGGTAATCGGTCTTTGAGGCGGGATCGCGCTCAAAGCTGTCGGCAAATTCCTGCTCCGTCATGTCGGCAAGCACCTTGTCCCGCATGATCAGGTACACGGCGGCGGTGACGGTCGCATCCTCCAGCGAGCGATGATACCGCATGGGAGCGAGATTATAGTGATTCGCAATGTCGATCAGCCTGTGCTGCGTTAGCTCCCCGTTTACCTTGTGAGACAAGCGCAGCGTATTCACAAATCGATTTGTGATCTCATAGCCCGCGTGATTGATGAAATTGATATCAAAGCCGATGTTATGGCCGATTAGAATGTCCTCGCCGATGAACCGGACAAAGGCCGGAAGCGCCTCCGCGATGGTAGGCGCGTCGGCGACCATCTCATTTGAGATGCCGGTCAGCATGGTAATTACTTCCGGGATGGGCTCCGGCGGCCTGATCAGCGAAGACCAAGTTTCGACCTCCTGGCCGTCGCGGAATCGGACGGCGGCCAGCTCGATGATGTGATCATAGGTCGTATCAAATCCGGTTGTCTCCGTGTCGAAGGAAGTGAAGTCCAGAGGCAGCGCAATGATGCTGTTTTGCTTTTGCAGATCTGTCATATCCGATGTTCCTCCTGGTTTGTGGCGTCAAGGCTCAATGCTCACGCCGGGGATGCGGGAGATCTCTTCCAGGGATTCCCGGTCGGCGATCACGATGTCGAACTCTACCACCTCGATCTGATCGATGCTTTCGATGCTGAGGGGCTGATAGCTCAGTATGAAGGGATTGCGGGAGGTCTTGCCCGGCAGGATGTAGGTGGGCATTCCCTGCATGACGGTGGGGAGCATTTCATCGTTGACGGAGGCCTTATCCAGGTAGACCCAGATCTCCTTGTCCCAATTGTTGGTGATCGCCAGCTTGAGATAGCAGACGCCCTCAATGAAGGCTTCCTCATAGAGGCTGTCAAAGGTCACGGAGACATGCTCATTTTCCGCCAGGAGGGCGGGGGCTGCCGACGGTGCAGCTGTAGGCTCGGAGCTGGGCGCTGCAGCCGGCGCAGTCGCCGGCGCAGCGGAAGGTCGGGAGGCGGTCGGCCCCCCTCCGGACGCCGCCGGAGCCTCCGGACGGTCCCGCAGCGCGGAGACAACAATGGCGGTAAAGGCCACCACGATCACAATGGCGATCACGCCCGGGAACACATGGGGCTTTTTCGCCTTGGCCCCGCAGGCCGGACAGAACTTAGCCTTGGAGGCCAGCTGGGCACCGCACTTTTTGCAGACGTTTCTTTTGGCCATGATTACACCTCTTTGCGTGTCCGATTCGGACACCGGGGGATGGAGGACAGGATATGGAAAACCTGAGAGAATGCCCCTGCTGCGGGAAAGCGGCTCAGGGGAAAGCGGCTTACAATCCCGGAAGAAATCAGGGGTTTATGCGCGGCTGGGTAGGCTGCCCGGCGTGCGGGCTTTACATCCAGTGGACCCATGATCCCTCCGGCGCGATCCGGAAATGGAACCGGCGGGCGGGGGGAACGCTGCGGCTGGACGGGAGTGTCCCTCATCAGTCGCCTGCGGGACAGCTTCCCCCAGGGGAAGCCGGGCCGCTGCGGCAGGGCCGGGGAGGCGTGAAGCGTGAGATTTTAATCAAGGGCATGGATATGCCGTCGTTATATAAAACATACAAGGTTCGGTTTGCGGGAACCGATGGCGGCAAGATAGTTGTCGGAATAGCAAATGAGGACAGTACCGAATATACGCCAGCTGGAGAAGCCGTTTTCGTCCCGCCGCATGGTCGGCTGATCGACGCGGATATTCTCTATCGGGTGGCCGTTGACCGTGCAGAAAAGCGCGGGGATATGTTCAACGAGATGGACAACGTTCTCAGCCCACGGAGCATCGAAATGACGCCCACCGTCCTTCCTGCGGATGAGGGCGGCCCCTCATTTGGCGGCTGCGGCGGGGACGGGGCATGAGCCGCGGGATATTCAGCCCGGAGGAGCTGGCGGAGCTGGAGGCCTTCGACCGGGAGATCGAGGACGATGATGAGCCTCTCACCCTGGAGGAATGGCGGGAAAGTATGCGTCGGGATCGGGGGCTGGAAGGCCCGCCGAAGCCCTACTCCGACGAACGACGGGCGCAGCAGCGGGAATCCTCTCGCATTTACCGAGAGACGCACCGAGAACAGGCCAGAGAGGCACATCGGCGGTGGTACCGCAAAAACCGGGAATATGCCCAAGCCTGGCAGCGGGACTATTACCGCCGGCATACATCCGAGCACAGGGAAGCCGGACTTCGCTTTCGGGCCTTGTATCCAGAGGCCGGCAAGGAATTGCGGACGCTGCGCATGTCCCTGGGTCTGACACAGGGCGCTGTAGGAGCCATGTTCGGATGCTGCCGCTCAGCTGTCAGCTTTTGGGAGCGCGGCAAGGTAAGCGTGCCGCGCCGGGTACTGGAGTGGATGGAGGCGCACAGCACGGGGAAGGTCGAAGAATGGGGGAATCGGGCATGACGAAACAGGAGCGAGTGATCGTATCGGCACATACTGGGTTTTTGATGTGCAATTTCGACGAAGTACATAAATACATCGAACAACAGCTGGGGAGACCAGTATGGACACATGAACTGGCTTCCCCTGAAGTGGAGATGTCTATCAGAGAGGCCACAAAACCAGACTTCCTTGCCTTGTGTCAAGAGGACTCAGATGAAGCGGATGAAGTCGCAGGGGTTTGGCTGACGACCGATGCCTATCCGCATAACGTCTATTGTTCGTCCTGCTATAAGATCTATGCCCAGTCGCACTGGGCGATATGGAAAGACGGGAGTCTGCCACGGGCATATTGCCCAAACTGCGGCAAGAAAATGAGGAGTGCCGAGGGCGATGATCCAGCCTGAGACCCTGCGGAGGATCGCCGGATTCCTGGCTCAATACGTCCATTGGCACGGGTCGCCGCCGGAGCCCCAGATCCCCGTGATTGTTCACGCCATCGACCTTCTGATTTCTGAGGAGGTCATGACGGCGGAGGAGATACGGCGGGAAGCGCTGCAGGAATGCAGCGTGATCATTCCGGCGGAGCTGTTTCCACAAAAGGTGACCGGCCACCCATTGCCGGATTCGATAACGGAGTAGCGGATGCGGCGCACCGTGAATGTCCGCAAGACGCCTGGCAGCCGGGAAAGACCGGCAATCCGCCGGACGAGGACGAGCGCAAGCGACAGGAGCCTCTGCGCTGCAAGGGTTCAACTCCCTGGTCCGGCACCAGAGCCGCAGTGAATGCCTGATCGGCTCATACAGTAACGCAGAGTAACAATAACACAAGTGACGGGAAAACGTCAAGGCGGACGAGGACGAAAGGAGGTGAGGAGGCCATTGCTGATTTATGTGAAGGAGCGCCGGGCAGCTCTGGGAATGACCCAGGAGGCGCTGGCGGCTCGGGTGGGCGTCGATCGGGCAGCCGTTGCGCTATGGGAAGGCGGTCACCGGACACCCACTACGGACAGGCTGCCCGCCCTGGCTGAGGCCCTGGGCTGCGGCATCGACGAGCTGTTTCAGCCGCTGCAAACCAAGTCTGACAGAGAGGAGGCTGGGTGACCATGCAGACGCGCTGGAGGAACATCTGCAAGATCGGCAGACAAGCTGCGGGTATGACCCAGGAACGCTGGGCGGAGGCCCTGGAGGTCAGCGTGGAGGCCGTGCGGGGCTATGAGGGCGGGTTATATTTGCCCTCAGACGACCTGGCACTGCGGATGGCGGATGCGGCAGCGATGCCGGTGCTGAGCCACTGGCACCTGCTCAACAAGTCCTCCGTAGCCAGGGAGCTGATGCCGGACGTGCATCTGTTGGGCCTGAGCATGGCGACGGTGCGGCTCTTGGCAGCCATGGGGCGCTTCCAGGCGGCCCATCGGAGTGACCGACTGCTGGAGATCGCTGCGGACGGGCGGATCGATGAGTTGGAGGAGGTAGACTTCCGGGCGATCCTGGAGGAACTTCAAGAGATCACCGCTGCGGCAATGGAACTGAAATATGCGAAGGAGGAGGGGATATGACCCTGGCGGAAATCAAGGCCAGCGACGCGCTCTGGCTGTTCCCGGCCGATGTGGCGCCGGTGCTGAAATGCAACCCACATCTGATCCGCCTGATGGCCAGGGAGAACCCGGCGCTGCTGGGTTTCCCGGTGATCGTGACGGGGAGCATCACAAGGATCCCCCGGAAGCCCTTTTTGGAGTTCTTCGGGGAAGGTCCTCCGAAGGACGAAAACACCCCCCGTGAGGAGGGAGGTGAAGGAGGATGAAACGAGGCGCAAGGCTGGGCATGGCGGTATTCGCTTTGGCGCTGCTGCTGCCAGAAGGCGCGGAGCGCAGCAGCCTGGGACTGGGAACAGGCGTCGCCGTGACGCTGGCTCTCCTGGCTGCAGCCGTGTGGCTGCTCTGGGCCGCGGGCGTATTTGCCAGCGGGGAAGAAAAAAGCGCCCGAGCCTGTGGAAGAGGCTCGGACGCGGCTGCCGAGGATCGGCAGGTCAAAGGGAATTGACGACATGAGTATAGCACAACACGGATATTCCCGCAAGGAGAATGCCCGCCGAGGCGGGCTGGAGGACATAGGAACTTCCCTACAGGCTTCGCGGGAACCCTCTCAAGAGAGAGGCAAGCCGCTGCGGCCGGGGTGGAGGCCGGGGGCATCCCCCTTCACCCCAGGGGAGCTGGAGGAGCTGGCCAGGGCAGATGCGGAGCTGGACGACAAGGAGGTATTCCTGACACCGGAGGAAAGGGCCGCCAGCGCGGCCCTAGACCGGGCGGCCACTACGGCAGCGGGTCCGGCGGAGAAGAAGCGATCACACAAGAGAACGACACAGGAATCTCCGCAGGAACGAGAGATCCGCCTCGCTGCCCGACGTGTCTGGCGCGCGGCCCATCGGGAGCAGCTGCGGCTGGCAAGCGCCACATATAACGCCTCCCACCGCCAGGAGCGGAGGGACTACCAAAAGGCCTATGATGCGACCCACCGGGAGCAGATCAGCGCCAAGCGGCGCGCCAGGTATGCCGCGAAGAAAAAAGCGAAGATGGAAGGAGAACAGAAACCGTAATGGAAGGAAGATTTGAGGTCACAGTCCTGGACCGGAAGACCGGGAAAATAGCGGAATACGGCGGAATGAAAGCCCTGGTTCGGACCTGCTTCGGGATACTGGTCGCCATGGGCGGCGAGGATGAGAACGGCAGCGCCTTCGTGTGCCAGCTGCTGGGCGACGAAGACAGCGGACTAAATCTGAATCAGATCCACAACATGTTTAAGGCAGTGTTTCACCTTTTTGGGGAGATCGCAGACCTCAGCGGCAATGCAACAGAAGTCCATGCTGCTGTAAGCTCCGCTTTTGTGCATTATCTCGTGGACACCCAGGGAGAGAAGAAGGCCTCCTTCATCTTGCGCGGGCTGAGCCTGATTCCGGGGATGGAGAACGGGAAGGAGGGATGACGATGCAGGCCACGCACCGGATCACCATTACCGATCTGAAGACCGGCGCTCCGCTTGTTTTGGACGGCATGCGGGCTGAATTTGAGACGCGCTTTGGACTCGTGTGCACCCTGGTTTCCTCCGACGATGGAGGAACCGCTTTTGTCCATGCCTTGATAGGGAGCAAGTTTACCTTCAGAGATTTCCACGGGATGGCGCTTGCTGTCCTTCAGAGCTTGGGACGCGTTGCCCGCCAGGCCGCAGACGATCCGGAGGAATACGACCATCTAATATCTGCCGTCACCGGCGCTTTTCAGAAGTGGCTGGAGGATGAACTGGAGAAGCCCGGGGCAGCCCTGCTGCTCCATGGGATGTCCATGCTCGCGGCGGGCGTCGATCCCGTGCCGGAGGAGGAAGAACCGTGATATATGGGCCTTTATACGAGCTGGAGCCCCAGCTCCTGGAAGCGGGATATACGCTTGCGGGAAATAAAGAATTGGCGAATAAGCTGCACTTTGGCTTGAACGTATGCCACATCCACGGCATTTTGACAGATGGAGAGTATAACAAGGCACTTGGGAGGCTCAATAAGTGGGTGGGCCAGCATGCCAAGCCTGTTGAGGAGGAGGGAGAGCCGTGAGGGAGCTGAGCTTCAATATCGAAGCGGCCCGGCGGTACGGCGTCGACGGTGCGATCCTGCTCCATGGCATGGCGGCCTGGATCGCAAAGAACCGGGCAAACGAGCGTCACTTTCACGACGGACGGTGGTGGACGTACAATTCCAAGCAAGCCCTGGCCAGGCTGTTCCCGTTTTGGAGCGAAAAGCAGCTCCGGCGCATCGTCAAGGCCCTCAGCGAGGAGGGCGCGCTGCTGCTTGGCAATTACTCAGACGGGAGCTACCACAACACCACCTGGTATGCGCTCAGCGATGATGTTCTGGAACTCCTGGGGGCGGAATCGTGCCTCAGCACCCCGGAAAAAACTACCTGCCCAAACGGGCAGGTAGTGGAAAGTACCTGCCCAAACGGGCAGGAGTACCTGCCCAAACGGGCAGAAGATAAACAAATAGACACTACAAGTAACCCCCCTATAGTCCCCCCCACGGGGGGAGCGCCCGGCTCCCACGAAATCAACGAGCTTGTGGGCATATGGTACCGCGATGGAGACATCCCCCCTGGCGATGGATCCGCCGCGCACACCGTGGCTGCCCTGATCGATGTGTTGCAACGGGCGCCGCGCTCTGAGCTGGAGACCTGCCTCAAGCGCTGGCGGGCCAGCTGCCTTAACCACGGACTGCCCCTCTGGAAGGTTCTGGAGCATGACGGCTGGCGCGAGGAGCCCTGGTTCTGGATTTTCTGGCAGGTCTATCCCCGCAAGATCGACAAGGATCGGGCCCGCCGGGCATGGCGGAAACTCAAGGTCGATTCCGAGCTGGCGCATGTTATCCTGGCCGCCCTCCGCGAATGGAAGAACTGCGACCAGTGGCAGGATGAGCGGTACATTCCGCACCCGGCCACGTGGCTCAACGGTCGCCGATGGGAGGCGCCACCGCCGGGCGGGCGCCGGGCGTCGGAGGATCCGCCGGAGCGGCAGGTGGAGGAGTGGACATGACGCGGAAACGGTTTGTCAAGCTGTTCCGAGCTCTCTCCGCTCGCGCCCGATATCCGGATCTGGACCGCATCGCCAGCCGCTGCGTGATTAGGCCGAAGATGCACTTGAGCTACGACAGGCTTTGGGCACCCTATGCTTATATGGCCTCTATTGCGGGCGTCGGCGAAAAGCGTAGGCCCGTGCCCTGCGGGATCACCGCTGGCAGGAAGGGGGACGGCCATGGAAGGTAACCCCTCCAAGCGGCTGCTGGACAGTCAGGCAGCGCTGATCGGCGCCGTGCTGAAGGACGGCGCCATTGCCGGGGAGGCCTTTGCCGCCGTGCCCGATTCGGACTTCACCACCCCGGCCATGCTGGAACTGTGGCAGGGCTGCCGGGCGCTGTTCCTGGACGGAAAGCCGGTGGATCCCGTGCTGCTGGCCTCCAGACTGGGAGAAAACCGGAAGGAGACCATCGTGGACTGCCTGGCCCTGGCCCCGTCGGCGGCTCTTTGGAAGGCCTATGCGGAGCAGCTGCGGCAGGAATCGGCCATGACTCGCCTGCGCAGTCTGGGGGTGGACCTGACCGCCTGCACCGGGCCGGAGGAGGGGCAGAAGCTGCTGGAGGAAGGCCTGCAGATCTTCGACCGGCGAGTGGGACCCCGGCGAATGACCCTCCGGGAGGGAATGGACTCCCTGGTGACCCGACTGGCGCATCCGGAGACGAAGCCACGCTATCTGCCCTGCGGCTTCAGCGCGCTGGACGGTCGGGTGCGGATCAGCAAGGGGAAGTTCGTCATCTTGGGCGGCTATCCCTCCTCCGGGAAAACGGCGCTGGCCCTGAATATGGCTCTGAGCATGTCCAGAAGCTACCGGGTGGGCTTTTTCAGCCTGGAAACGGATTTCCCCACGGTGTTCAACCGCGTGGGGGCATGTGTCAGCAATGTGAGCTACGCCCACATCCAGGATGGAGACCTGACGGAGGAGGAGGGCCACACCGTTCGCGAGGTAGCGCCATTATTCCGACTGGACAGCCTGGTGGTGGAGCATGCCAGCCGATTGAATGTCCAGAGTTTGCAGGCTGCAGCCCTCAGCGGACGGTATGACGTGATCTTTGTGGATTATCTGCAGCTGCTGGAATCGGATCTCAACCGCAATGCCAGCCGCTATGAGCAGACGACCCGGGTCAGCATGGAGCTGCACCGATTTGCCCAGGACCGGGGCGTAGCCGTGATCGCACTTAGCCAGCTAAGCCGCCCGGACAAGCAGCAGAAAAAGCCCAGGCGACCCACCATGAGCGACCTGCGTGAGAGCGGACAGCTGGAACAGGACGCCGACGTGGTCATGATCCTGGCCCAGGACGCGGACAACCCGGAATCCGGGGACCGGCTGCTTTTTATCGACAAAAATAAGGACGGGAAGCTGGGCATGGTCCGCCTGGCCTTCGATGGGGAGACCCAGAGGTTCAGTCAGCGGATCCGACAGGAGCCGCCCAAGAGGGAATGGCAGCCGCCCAAGGATCGGTTCAAGGCATTTGAGGACAGGGATCCCCTGTATATGCCAATCCCGGAGGAGTTTCGCAAATGATTCAGGTCGGAGATATCGTGCGACACGTGCCGAACATCGAGGGGCATCAATACATGAGTCCCATGCCCTGCAGAGTGGTCTACGTCCACCCGGAGGGGGTTTATTACACGGCGGAGTTTACATTCAACAAGGGCTGTTTCCGTGAGAGCTTTCATCTCCCCCGAAGCCGGGTGAAGCAGCCGGATGGCTGACGGAAGGGAGAAAGAACGGATTGCCATGGCCCCCGCTGGGCCTCGCAACGAAGAAAGACAGAGGAGCTGCGGCTCCGGAAAGGATTTTGAAAAATGGAGGTTTACAGCATCGTCAATCTCAAGGGCGGAGTAGGGAAAACCGTCACCGCCTGCAACCTCGCCGCCATCCTGGGGGCCTATCACGGCCTGCGAGTCCTGCTCATCGACGCGGACGCCCAGGCCAACGCCACGGCATTTTTCGGCTGTTCCGACGCGGGCAGTACGCTGGGGGACGTGCTTGCCGGGCGCTGCTCTTTCTGGCCGGAGTTCATCCTGGAGACGGAGCAGGTGAATGTGAGCGTCCTCCCGGCGGACATCAGCCTGCTGGAGCAGGATATCGCCAGCGTCCGGGAGGGCGGGGCGGAGAGCCTGAAGGCCCTGGGGGATCTTCTGGAGGTGCTTTCCGACGACGACGCCTTCGACGTGGTGATCTTCGACTGCCCGCCGGCCTTCTCCGCCGCCAGCGTGGCCGCCATCGCCTGCTCCGGCGCGGTGATCATCCCCACGAAGATCGACGCCTGGAGCATCAGCGGCGTGGAGGAGATCACCCGCCAGGTGGAGGGCGTCCGGCGGCAGATCAAGCCGGACATCCGGGTGGCCGGGATCCTGGTGACCATGTATCACAACGCCGATGTGCAGGAGCAGGGGATCGCGCTGCTGCGGAAGAAAAAGCTGCCGGTGTACGATCATGTGATCCGGCGGACGGACAAGGTGGACGAAGCCACCTTCGCCCGGCAGCCGCTTTTCCAGTGGAGCAGGACCAGCTCCGCCGGGCGGGGCTACATGGCCTGGGCGGAAGAGTTCATGGAGAAGGAGGGGCTGCGGCATGGGTAAGAAATTCGACCTGGCGGGCCTGCTTGAAAAACAGAAAGACATCTGGAATGATGAGAACGCAGGCCTCCCCGCGGGGGGCCCTCGCCCGCGTTCGGTGTCCGATCCGGACACCGGGAAGCAGCAGATCCGCTATATCCCCCTGAAGCTGATCGACCCGGACCCGGACAACTTCTACACCATGGAGGGCCTGGAGGAGCTGGCGGGAAGCATCGAAATGCTGGGCCTGCAGCAGCCCCTTTTGGTGCGCCCGGGGGAGAACGGGCACTATATCACGATCTCCGGCCACCGGCGGCGGGCGGCCATCCAGCTGATCTCCGAAGGCGGCAGCGGCCAATTTGCCGGGGGCGTGCCCTGCATCGTGGATGAAAGCCCCGCCTCCGACGCCCTGCGGGAGCTTAAGCTCATCATGGCCAACGCCGACACCCGGAAAATGAACAGCGCTGATCAAGGGAAGCAGGCGGAGCGGATCGAGGATCTGCTGCGGCAGCTGGTGGATGAGGGCTATGAATTTCCCGGGCGGCTGCGGGACTGGGTGGCAGAGCTGAGCGGCCTCAGCCGCACGAAGCTGGCCAGGCTGAAGGTGATCCGGGAGAAGCTGGAAAAGAGCATCAAAAAAGCCTACTACGACAAGGGCACCCTGGGAGAATCTTCCGCCTACGCCCTGGCCCGGCTCCCGGAGGACGCCCAGCGACGCATCGTGGACTGGTATCGGGCCAGAAACAGCGGCGGGTCTGACAAGAACGGGCTGCGGTATCTGTACGAAAACACCATCGAGCACTACGCCAAGGACCTGGACCGTGTGCAGGCTCTGACCTGCCCGGAAAAGCTGGGGGGCGGCGAATGCCTCAACCGGGCGGGGATCCTGGATCACCTGTGGCGGGGGAGCTATCGGGCTTACGGCGGGAGCTGCGCCGGGAAGAGCTGCTGCTTCACCTGTGGCGAGCTGGCCACCTGCAAGAACGTCTGCCCGAAGATGGCCGAAAAGGTCAAGGCCGAGAAGGCCAGCCGGCGGGAGGCGGCCAGGGCCGAAAAGGAGGCCCGGGAACAGGAGGAGGCTGCGCCGAAGGCGTGGGTTCAGAACGTGTGGCAGCGCTTCGGCGACGCCCTTACCCGGGCCGGGCTGGAGGAAAAGAACCTGGAAAGCATCCGGAAGATCTACCAGATCCCGTCGGATGAGGTGAAGGCCCTGGAGGCCGGGGAAAGCAAGAAGATCCGGGCGGACATGTGCCTGCCCTTCTCCAATTCCTCCTACCGGCACGATTTCGAGGAACTGATCGCCCTGGCGGACCGGCTGGACGTGAGCATCGACTATCTGCTTTGCCGGTCAGACGACCCCGGGCGGGGCGGCGGCGCTGCGGCGGGGGCGGAGGCATGGAGGCCCTTCCCGGAGGTGGAGCCGCCGAAGGGACAACGGGCTTTTGTGCAGCAGAGAAGCAGCGGGCCGGGTTATTTCACGGAGGCACGTCTCGCCGAATGGGACGGGAACGCCTGGACCTGGGTCAGCTCTGATCCCGGAATTTCGGAGATCGAGGCGACATGGGTGATCTGGTGGTTCCCGGAGCCGGCTTATCCGGCGGAAACGGAGGACGACGATGCGGAAGAAGACAATCCCTGAGACGCCCATCGGACGGGTCAATGCGGCGGCGAGGAGCTGCGGTATGAGCTACGGGGCTTACGTCACCCTCACGGGCGGTGCGGAGACGCCTCCCCAATGGCTGCTGGATCGGGCGCTGCCCCAGGGCCCGCGCTGTGATCACTGCGGGCGGATCTTCCCGGCGGCCAAGCCCTGGCAGAAGTTCTGCTCGCCCCAATGCCGGAAGGCGGCCTATGAGAAAAGGAGGGCGGCGGTATGAGGCACTATATCCTTGTGCGTTGGAAGAGTTGTCCGGAGGAGACCCGCCGGACGCTGGTGAATCTGCATAAGATCGTCACCGTGGTGGATTCTGTCCAGGGCTGCAAGATCCATTTCCAGGACTATTGTCTGGACGTTGGGGACAGCTTTGAGGACGTTTGCGGGATGATCGAGGCGGCGGAGGCCGAAGGCAGCCGGAAGCCGGGCGACAGGCCGTTGATGGGGACCGGCGACTGGATGGACCTCCCCGGCGCATCTGCTCCTACGCAGATCCGGGCGCAATGGGAAGCTGACAGGAGCGGATGGCCTTACTGCACCAATTGCGGCGTCCCTGCGGACATCGACAGGGAAGAATTTCGGATGAAGGGCAATATTCGGGCGGCGAAGTCGCCCCGCTGCCCGACCTGCGGGGCGCTGATGGAGGGGGTGCTCCGCGATGTATGAAGACCTGAAAAGCCGGCTGGAGCAGCTGGTGAAGATGGAGCCCCACGACAATGGGATGGGCATCTTCCTTATTTCCGCGGAAGGTGTGAACGCCATCAGAGGCTGCGCCGCCGAGGCTGCCGACGCCATCGAGGCGATGAACATGCGGCTCCTGGGAGACAATGCCGCCATCGCTGGGATGAAGCGGGAAATCGAGCGGATGGTGATAGAATCTTCAGACCTCAACAAACGCCTTATGGCGATTACTTTGGAGCACAACCAGGCCATGAAACGTCTGTGCGAGTGGCGCGGGGTCTGCTCGGAGGATAAGCGCGACGCCCGGGACTGCGAGATCACAATGCTCGACGCAAACCCGGAGCGGACGCGGTAGGGAGAAAACAGCATGGCAGATGTGATTATCCTGGATGAGTGGAGACCCGGTTGCTCCAACTGCCGATATTGGTCTCCTCCCGTGACGGAGAATGGCCGTATAGTCAGAGACAGTTGCTGCAACTATCCCAAAGGATACGAAGTGGAGATCATTGGCCATACGATAACGTGCCTCTCCTTTAAGCGAAAACGCATCCAGCATTCGGGGGGGGGGTGACGCCTTATGAGCGGACGGCCCCGCAAGCAGCTCCCCATGAGCGACGAAGAGATCCGGAGGGAGTACCGCCTGGCCAAGGATCCCGATAAACAGATCAAGATCCTGGCGGACGAAAACGACTGCAGCACCCGGGAAATCCGGGACATCCTTCGGGCCGGAGGCCTTGGAGTGAGGGGAAGGCCACCCAAGACGGCCGCTGCGGTGGGGGCGGAGGACGGAAACGCCCCTCATCAGTCGCCTGCGGCGACAGCTTCCCCCCTTGGGAAGCCGGGGGATGGGGAGCCGCCCACTTGGCCGCCGCTTCCCGCAGCGCCGGAGGGGACCGGGGAATGGCCGGAGGACGAAGCTGCGGCATCAGAGAGCGCGGAGAAGGAGGGAGGCAAGGTGAATTTGGAAGGCTTTGTGCCGATCCAGGAGCTGGCTGCCGGTACGGCATCACCGGCCGGCGCGGGGACGGAGCCCGCCGAAGATCAGGCGGAGCAGGGTCCCGCGCCTGACGCGGCGGCAGCTCCCCCTCAGGCTCGCTATGATCCGGGGGAGTCCGAGAGCCTGGGAAATCATGCAGCGACGCGGCTGCACTGGATCTCCGGGAAGGACCTCAGCCGGATGTGGCACATCCTTGGGCGGCTCCAGGGCGTCCTTGAGGCGTCGGCGGAGGCCGGGAAGCCCGGGGAAGTTATGAGGGACGCCTGCGACGAACTGGAAAGCCTGCTGTGTTTTATCAATACGACCGTCTTTGACCCTTAGCGCAAATGAGCGGCTGCGAGCCTGGAACCTGAGAAGGGAGAGGGCTGCGGCCCAGGACAATGGCAAGATCAAAGCGCATGATCACGATCCGGGCCGGGAGGCTGTTTTTCGGCGTGGCCTACACCCAGGCCCGGACCTGCGATCCGCCCCAGGTGCGGGCGGCAAAGTCCAAATGCTCCACCGCCGCACGGCGAAAGGTGAACCTGCGGCGGGCCTGGCAGAAGCTTATGCTGACGCTGGGAGCCAACTTCAGCCAGCGGGATCTGGTGGTCACGCTCACCTATGACGACGGGCATCTGCCCCTGGACCGTAAAGCCGCCAATGCCTGTGTGGCCAAGTACCTGGTCCTGCTGCGCCGGGCCTTCCGCCGGGAGGGACGGGAACTGAAATATGTGTACTGCACCGAATCCAAGCACAGCGAGGGGCGCTGGCATCATCATCTGGTGATCCCTGAGACAGCCTATGAGACGGTGCGCAGCCTCTGGATCTACGGCACGGACATCGAGATCGATACCGTCGACCTGTGGGGATATGAGGGGCTGGCCAAGTACCTGACCAAGGAGGCCAGGGAGCCCGGCGCAGCCGTGGGGGCCCGCAGCTGGAGCTGCAGCCGCAACCTGGCGCGCCCGGTGCGGGAGAGCGTCATGGTGGAGGACTATGTCACGCTGGCGCCGCCGCCCGGCGCGTCGGTGCTGGGCCGCGACAGCATGGTGAACGAGTGGGGCAGTTATGAGTACCTGTGCTGCCTGCTCCCGGAGGATCCGCCGCCCAGGCGGACGCGGCCCAGGAAGGCGAGCTGAGGCGCATGAAATTGAACAAGGCTTATCTTTTTCAAGCTTGGAGCAGGGTATATCTTACCGAGAGGGGGCGAAAAGCGGCTTGATTTCCGACGCAAGAGGGCGTATAATAGCCGTGCATGAGGGGTGGGCCATCTGCCCCGACTGCGGGCGAGGTCGGCTCCTGCCGATCCACCCGGCCACGCGGGGGCACATGATCCCCGCATGGTGCAAGCGCTGCCGACGGCAGCATTTCCTGAACATTGACGCCAGTGCCTGTGCCGATGTGCCTGAGCCCGAGCGGATGGAGTAGCGCATGCTACCCGTCTGCCCGGGCTTTTTGCATTTCTGGCGTCGGAAAGCGGGGAGGCCATGGCATCCAGGGCGCTGCGGCCCTGCCGCAAGACAGGCTGCGGGAACGTGACGCGGGATCCCTCAGGTTATTGCCCGGCGCACCGTGCGCTGGCCCTGGAGGCCAAGAAGCGCAAGGGCTCCGAGGCGTGGCACTGGATGTACCGCACCAGGGTGTGGCGCGAGGAACTGCGGCCCGGTCAGCTGCTGCGGGAGCCGTTCTGCCGAGAGTGCGCGGCGCGGGGAGCGCGGGTGCGGGCGACGGTAGTGGACCACGTGGTCCCACATCGGGGACGGTGGGCGCTGTTCAGCGACCCGGGGAACCTGCAGAGCTTGTGCAAGAGCTGCCATGATGCCAAGACGATGCGCGAGCTGAATGCAGAGTTAAGGCGCAGTTAGTGTCCGATTCGGACACGGCGCCGGGCTCCGTGGCTACGTAGCGCGACGCCTGGGCGCGGACGTAGGCGCGGGCAGGCGCTCGGAGGCGCCGGGGCGTGGGATACCACCCCCTACCCCCTCCCGGGGGGCCCCCGGACC